GATCGAATCGATTTTGCTGAACGGGAAAATGTTTCGCGGATGATTCGGACCTGTAACTGACTTTCGTACCGACATAAATTTATTGTATAAAGATGGGATTTCTTGAGATTCAAAGGAATATATACGTGCATGGATCTTTATTTCATCCCCTGTTTTCCAGTCGATGCTACGGTCAGGACTTTTGCTAAAGCCAATAAATTCTGGCTTCCGCGAACGTATTCCGGGAGCGCTGACAACGATAGTGGCTTTGGAGCGGTCGGGACTTTCCTGAACAATTAAGCCATTGTCCAGAATACTATCGCCCCGGTAAATACCTTGTTCTGTCAGAAGAATAAAAGCGCATTTACTACGCTTATTTAAAAAGCAGATCGCCGGGGTCGTGGTATTATTGGTCAGCAACTCTATTTCAGATGTTTCTCCTGCCTTTGGTGAGAGTTGTGGCAGTTCAGTTGTGGTCAGTTGCAAATCTTTTTTATACAAATCACTGCGATCGAGTCCAGCTGCATATCTACGGTTTACAATGCGATTACGGTTTCCATTATATACAGCAGCCGGGATCAGTACATAATTGGCGGCGCTCCAATTTGAGAAGTCAAATGCAAGGGCAAAGCCAGATGATTTTGAACAACCTTCAGTAAGTTTGAAGGTTATATAAAGATCAAAGGCATCCTTTTCACCAGTAACCTGATCATATTTAATATCGCTTTCCCAGGTTGAACCTGGAATATGAAATTCGCCTTCATTGAATGAATTCGTTGATATAAGTTCAGATCCGTTATATTGGCATTTCATTAAACGTATCGATCAATTAAGTGGTTTCAGAAGATGATCTAATTGTGGAATCTTGGTCATCATTTTAAATCCTGGTTCAGGCAACCATTTTCCATTAGAAGTTTTATTGATTCGTGGGTCTGGTTTATTTAAATTCACTTTCGTCAATCGGGGATATTGACCAACTGAGGCAGCCATAGTCATTTCTCCTTTCGTTAGACATAGGAAACATAAGAAGAATAGTGATCTTAGTGTCATGATTAAATTAATATTCAGATAATTAGTACAATCTCCCCAAGGTAATCAATCCTCGTTTCTCAAGTTCATTGTGAATCGCCAATACATTATTGACATCATAATCGGCTTCAAGGTGATACGCGATTTGCATTGGGCCACCTTGGTTTTCAGATAATGTTTTGTCAAGCCAGTTTAATATTTTTGATTGAGGGACACCATTCAGCAGAAATTCTAACGGAGGGAAAACGTTAATCTCAAAATCGTTTCCCATGATCTCTCTGATTTTGGATATTGATGTTCCTGATCCTGTATCGATAATTTTTAAATTATGTATATGTGAAGCAGGTTTTATCAGATGATCCGAGATTCCACAGCTATGAAGGCGCACAGCACCCAGTTTATTACCTAACTGGCTGATATATGGAATCACAAATTCTTCATACAATTCAGATGAGATCATCGTTCCGGCGCACTCACCAACATGCACTGACGTTACAGTCAGATTGCCCAAATCTGCAAAATGATGTATTAATATAACATAGGCATCCACTATCCATTGGTGAATAGCATGAGCAAGTTCCGGGTCTGACAGCATAGTCATCATGATATTATCCCCGGTGAGTTTAAGGGAAGTAGTGATAACACCATGGATGGTCGCCCGCCCTGATTCATCCCAGAAAAACGGAGGGATAATCTGAAGTTCAGGGTAGGTTTCTCTGATCAGCTTTATCTTGTTATCAAGATCTTTAATTAGGGGATGGTCTAGTATAACTTTCAAAGAGGGCAACTCATCAATATTATATATATGCTCCAATGGTTTGCCTAGTACATCTGAGTCTTTGTCTTCAAAAAAAGAGAATTGTGCACCCAAAATTGCTGCAAGGATCATATTGGGCTGGATCGCCCCGACAAGAATTTGATTATCATTTACATATGCCGCCTGAATAAGATTGTCTTCCATATTGTAAATGGCATAGTTGGGAAATTGTTCTTTCACATATCGGTTTATTCTAAGATCCTGTCCCCTTCTGAATATGGGATCAAAATAATAATGGTCGGGGAAAATAAATCCACCATGTTTATTTAACCAACCTTTTGAAACACTTGCCTGAATTTTTATCATATTAAAAAATTGAGATCAATATCGCGATTTAATACATTGCAAAATAAGGCTTGTTCGTTTCCCATTTCCCTTTGGTGAAATCCGGGAATGGAACAGGGGCATTTTTCTCAATAGAAATTCCTGAGAGTTCCACAATCGCAGTCATTACAGCAGTGTCATAGACATCAATTGGTGTTGGACCCTTCGCTTTTACGGCATCCATAAACTGAGAAAGCATAACTAAATCAGTACCTCCATGTGATTGGGCAGAAAGATCTGCAGTCCACCATCTATGGTTATATTTCTGTTCATAAGGTTTCCATGTCTCCCATTGGTGGTATTCTGGACTTTTACCCTCAAGGTAGACCGAACCTTTTTCTTCATCATAGACTCCAAGAGTTCCCTGGAGGAGCCAACGGTTGGAATAGGGACGGGGTAATTGCAAATCATAATTAATAACCAATGTTTTTCCCATTTTTGTCTTAATTACGGATGTCACGATGTCTCCCTGACGATATTTCAGATTTGCATTGGGGTGGTCATTCCCAAACTTGCGTTTAATATAGGCGTTTATACCCTTTGATGCTGAGGATATTGAATAAATCTCGGTGAAAATATCACCCCTGTTAATATCCATCCAGCTAATCACTGGACCTACGCTATGGGTCGGATACTGATCCCTGTTGTACTTAAGCAAGTATGCTGCAGGCCATTTCTGTTCACCCGATTTCTGATCAAAAAACCAGTGGTCGATACAATCATGCGAGTGCGCGCAGTGGCAATGCACAATCTCCCCGAACATCCCCTGGCGCTTCATATTCAGCAACGCGAGGTTGTCTTGGCGAAAGCTCCAGTTTTCCAGCATCATGCAGGGAATTCCGGTTTTTTCCGACATCTCTATAAGTTGCCACGTATGTTCAAGAGTCAAGGCTGCTGGCACCTCAATTCCTGGATAGATTCCATTTTTCATCGCATGAAGGGCGATTGGAGTGTGAGAATCCCAGTAGGTTGCAATGATTACGCAATCAAGTTTCTCTTTATCAAGCATCTCCTTCCACGTATTTTTATCTTTGCACCAGACTTTCGGGCGATCTTTCCCGGCTTTTTCGCATAGATCTCCAGCTTGATCTGTTTTGGCACGATCTAGGTCGCATATTGCAACAATATCAGTTCCCTGAATAGTCAGCAGGTTGGTGATATGACTGGTCCCCCGGTTCCCTGTTCCCACGATTCCTATTCTGACAGTTGACTTCATTTTATTTCCCGCAATCAGCGAATTCGAAAGTCTACTCATTCCCAAAGTGACCACTGCCCCTTTTTGAATAAAACCTCTTCTCGATAAGTTCTTCATGTCATGAAATTAATATTATCAATATCATAATACGAACAGATAATAATCGCTTGTCTAGTTTTCATTAATAAAAGCGCATATCGGATGGGTTATCATCTTTATTCTTTTCCCTACTTTATGACCCATAGTTGCATAATAAAGCAGATACAAGTAGCACGGGATGACAATAACGTAGGCCTGTTGTGGATTTACAATATCGGCAAGACGGCCGTAAAGTAAAGGCAAAAGGGCGCCACCCAAATTCCCCATGATTAATAGAGATGACCCGATTCGTGTAAACCGGCCTAGTCCATCCAATGCAAGTGGCCACACTGAAGGCCATATTAAAGCGTTTGCAATACCGAGTGACGCAATAAATACCACAGAAATTATTCCTGGCAACGCTATTGCTAAAAGCGTCAGTACGATCCCAAGAAGGGCACATATTTTAAGTGCATTTACCTGTGTAATATGCTTAGGAATTAGTAAAATACCAATCATATAACCAAGGATCGAAGCAAACATGGTCATGGAGGTGAAATGTTTAGCTATAGATATTGGAATACTGTGACTCAATCCGTAGCTGATAATCGTATCCCCGGCGATGATTTCCAGACCCACATCGCAAAAAATAGCCACCACTCCTAATAGCAGGAATGGATATTGTAAGATGCTGGTTCTATTTGTATTATCCGGTATATTGTCTCCTAAATTTTGCACATCGGGATCGATCTCGGGCAATCCCGAAATTTTCACCATAATCCCAATAACAACCAGAATTATTGCCATTGTTAAATAAGGGATAATGATTCTGGCAGCCAAGATATCCAAAACTGAAGCTTTTTGAACCACGTCCAAGGTATTTAGTTTGGCAATTATGGCATCTCCATCTTTTAGGGCCATCATCCCGAACAGAAAGGTTGCAATCATTCCGGCGGACTTATTACATATGCCCATAATACTAATTCGCTGTGCTGCACTTTCAATTGGACCTAACATTGTGATATAAGGATTCGCTGCTGTTTGTAATATTGCCAGTCCGGTTCCTAGAACGAAAAGACCTGACAGAAAAAACAGATAGGTTCGTGTTAGAGCAGCGGGTATAAATAATAAGGCTCCAGCTGCCATCGCAAACAATCCAATCATCATACCCTTCTTTAATCCGGTTCTTTTAAGAATCCATGATGAGGGTATTGCCATAATCACATAAGCTATATAAAATGAAAATGCAACTAGATACGATTCGAAATGATTAAGTTCGCAGGAAATTCTTAGATAGGGAATCAAAATTCCATTTAACCAGGTTATAAATCCGAAAATAAAAAAAAATATTCCTATTGTTCCAATTGTAATCCAGTTTGCCTGATGAATTTTTCTTGTTGAACCTAAATGATCCTTCATTTTCTTAATATAATTTTATTGATGACATTATTGATGGATTATTGCAATCAAGCCTTGAGAGGCAGGAATAATTAAATTCATTCCATCTACATAGCCGGATTTTTGTAAACCCTCAATATTGGGGATTTCTATTTTGGCTTTATGGGGATCCATACCTATTTTCCCCCAATCAATATTTAGAGAAATTCGCTGATCAGACTTTGACCAATTACCCATGGCAATCATTATTTTATCTTTTTTGAGATAAACGCTGGTCAGGATTTCTTTATTATTGGTTTTTATTGGGTTTTTATTATCCCAATAACCAACATATTCACAACCGGTGATGCCAAAATAATCCCATAATTTCCAGATGTTTGAAGGGTTACACCCTAACCAACCCAAGCGTGACGACATTCCATAAACCATCCCACGATATACATTTCCACATCCTTGCAACATTTCACTATACAATCCGAAGGGAATTCCTGAAATTTCAACTAACCAATAATCCGAATTTTCATTGTAATTATACCCTTCACCAATCCATAAACTGTTGACAGACGGGAAGAGCTCAAGATATTGATTGGCTGGACTATTTAAGCCGTAAGCAGGATCATAATTATTGCCTGAATGAAAATCGATCAGACAACTATCTGCTGCCCTGTCCATCGTTTTTCGAACCCTTTTCATAATTTCACGATCATAGCCCACCCCATCTAAATAGATACCTCTGATTCCGATATTTTTTATCAGCCAATTTAATCCCTCAAGATAATAATTATGCAAACGCGATAACCCTTGAGTGCGTATA